CAAGTCAGCTACCGTGGTTCAGGACTCTACATTCTCTGGCCTTTCAGTGCTTGGGTGTAACAACAAAGCAGGTGCTTCGTGGTGCTGATTACACGGAACTAGGTAAGCTACTCGGTCTCGAGTTCAAAGCAAACTCATCCTTGAAAATGGAGGACGGTACGCTGTATGCTGCTGGTCGTTCCGGTGATGCCTACCTCGGTATGATACAGAAAGCACGGATTAGAGAGGTGCCACTTGAGAAAGAGTTCAGTGACTCTGCCGATTGGAATCTCAGCTATCAGCAAGCCAAGGTGGTGCATCAGGCTATTGAAGACTACAAGAAAATTGAGCGGAAGCTGGACTTCGTGGACATGATTGAACAGTTCACGGCACAGAAAGACTGCCCTAAGTTTGATGTCCTGATCGTTGACGAAGCACAGGATCTCGCTCCGTTGCAGTGGCGTATGGTGCATGAGGTGCTGAAGCCTAACTCAAAGCGTGTATATTTTGCAGGTGATGATGATCAATGCATCTATTCTTGGATGGGTGTTGACGTCAAAAACTTTTTGACAGCATCGGAAGATAGAAGAATATTGCAGCAGTCATACAGGATTCCTACGTCAGTCCATGACATAGTGGATGGTCTAGTTAATCGCCTAGCAGTGCGGCAGAAAAAAGTGTGGCAACCAACAGATCACACTGGAACAGTAGTGTGGCATCGTGATATCATGGATCTAGACCTCAGAACTGGTGAGTGGCTAATCCTTGCACGAACAAACTTTATTGCCAACCGCATTGCGAATGATCTCAAAGACGAAGGCTATCTCTTCTGGCATGAAGGGCGTGGTTCTGGCTGGTCGATTTCCCCCAACGTACTACATGGAATCGAGGTTTGGCTAAGACTATGCAAAAATCAGTATCTCTCCGCAACGGAATTGAAGAACTTCTCCAAGCTGCTAGCCAAAGGAACTATTACCAAAGCTGGCAGAAAGATACTCGAAAGTCTGGACCCAGAATTTACCTACAATCTAACGGACATCTGCGAAAGATGCGAGATGAGCGTTACGCCAAAGACGCCTTGGCACAAAGCGATCAATGTGACGGACAACGAGAGGATCTATATCGAAGCGGTGAGACGCCGGGGCGACAGGATTCTGACGGCGAAGCCACGGATCAAGATATCGACGATACACAAAGCCAAGGGTGGCGAGGCGGATAACGTCGCTCTCCTGCTAGACTCCAATCGTATTTTTACTGAAGGTCCGGACCAAGATTCCGAGGTCAGGACTTTTTACGTCGGCGCTACCAGAGCGAAGAAGGCTCTGCACGTCATTGAACCCCAAACAAAATATGGATTTGCACTATGAAAACAAGAGAAGACTTTCTAACCGAAGCAGAGAAACTAATCAACGGACCGAGGGCCAAGGAGTACGGACCAGCGAAGCTGAACCATCAGCGCATCGCAGACATCTGGACTATTATGCTTCAGAAGAAACTGAATGCAGACATTACCCCAGAGGAAGTGGTTGCTTGCATGGTTGGTTTGAAGCTAGCGCGTCTGGCAGAGGACATCAGCAAGAAGGACTCATGGACAGACATCATTGGTTATGCAGCATTAGGAGGCGAAATTGTCAGCGACGAAAGCTAAGAAAGATCTGCATGAAGATCAATACCATATGATGCAGTTCGCTGGTCGCGGTGGCTGGGGCGATGCAACAGCAGGCAACTGGACGCCGCCGTCTGGGTATCCGGATCTATCAGCAAGTAAGTATCTTGCTGTCGACTTGGAAACCAGAGACCCCAACATCAAAACTCTTGGACCGGGTTGGACGAGAAAGGACGGGTATGTGATTGGTATTGCTATATCAAACGGTGACTACAGTGCCTACTATCCTATCCGCCATGAAGGTGGTGGGAACCTACCGGAGAAGGCCACGCTGCGCTGGCTTGCCAAGCAGATGGCCACGCCTGATGTACCGAAAGTATTTCACAACGCCCTCTATGATCTGGGTTGGCTACGAGCAGAGGGGATCGAGGTCCAAGGACGGATCATCGATACCATGATAGCCGCGCCTCTACTGGACGAGAACCGCTGGTCATACAGCTTGAACGCACTTGGTGGTCACTACCTCAAGGAGTACAAGAACGAACGCAACATGACAGCATTTGCCAATCAGATGGGTGTAGATCCGAAGGCAGATATGTGGCGGCTGCCAGCCGATATTGTCGGTGAATACGCTGAACAGGACGCAGCTTTGACCTTGCGCCTGTGGCAGAGGCTTGAGGGCGAACTGAGGGCAGAAGAATGTGAGGCTATCTTCAACCTTGAAGCGTCACTCATTCCTGTTTTGTTTGAGATGAAGACACGGGGTGTGCGTGTTGATGTGGATAGAGCCGATGTAGTGCGTAAGGACCTTGAAAAAAGAGAGAAGAACCTACTTAAAGAAGTCAAGGATGAAACCGGGGTGTCGATTGAGCCGTGGGTTGCCACATCGATAGCAAAAGCTTTCGACGCAATGGGGCTGTCGTACCCTACGACAGAGAAGTCCAACGTGCCGAGCTTCACAAAACAGTTTCTTACGACTCACGAACATCCTCTTGCTCAGAAGATTGTAAAGCTTCGTGAGTACAACAAAGCTAACACGACATTTATTGAGACAATACTTGAGCATTCGCATAACGGCAGAATCCATTGTGATTTCAATCAGTTAAGGTCCGATGACGGAGGTACGGTGACGGGAAGATTCTCTTCTAGCAACCCGAACCTACAACAAATACCAGCTCGTGATCCGGAAATCAAGGCAATGATCCGTGGCTTGTTCATTCCTGAAGAGGGAACTAAGTGGGGATCGTTTGACTATGCGTCACAAGAGCCTCGTTGGTTGGCACATTATTGCGCCAGCATGAAGCCAGCGCACCCTGCGATTGAGGATGTGGTGCAAATGTACCGTGACGGTGACGCAGACTTTCACCAAATGGTTGCAGACTTAGCAGGAATTTCCCGTAAAGAAGCTAAGACCGTGAACCTCGGGATCATGTATGGCATGGGGCGTGGTAAATTGGCAACAGTTTTAGACATCAACGAGGATGAAGCCAAGGCTTTGCTTGCTAAGTATCATGAAAACGTGCCCTTCGTGAAGGGGATCGCGGACCGAGCTGCAATGCAGGCGGAAGAACATGGTGTGATTCGCACTTGGTTAGGCAGAAAGTGTCGCTTCAATATGTGGGAACCAAAGTCATACGGCTACAACAAGCCTCTGCCTTTGGAAGAAGCGGCAAAGGAATACGGTGGTAAGGGCATGATCCGCCGTGCGTTCACATACAAGGCCCTGAACAAACTAATTCAGGGGTCAAGTGCTGACCAAACAAAGAAGGCAATGGTCGATTGTGCAAATGAGGGGCTACTTCCTATGCTCACGGTGCACGATGAATTGTGCTTCAGTGTTGAGGACGAAAGTCAAGCAAACAAGATTGTTGACATTATGTCTAATTGTATACCGGATTTGAAAGTTCCTTTCGAGGTTGATGCGGAACTAGGTGCTAACTGGGGGGAAGTAGGATGAGACCTCTTTACGAAACAAACAAACAGCTTGAAGCAGAAAAAAACTTGGCAGGTCAGCTTGAGGAATCATGGGTGTGTCAACTACACAAGATGCCAAAGACTGCTCCCGTGGATTATGTGGTCACAAAAGATGGTGTCGTTCGGGGTTTCATTGAGATAAAAATTCGAAGCAACGCAAGCACAAAATATCCAACCTATATGATCTCGCAGAAAAAAATAGATGCTGCAAAGAAACTCTTTGAAGCAAGTGGTTTGAAGACACAGCTCATTGTAAAGTGGACGGATGTGGTTGGACGAGTTACATTAAATGAAGATTACCCAACACGAATGGGTGGGCGGTTTGACAGAAACGACAAGGCAGATGTTGAAATGGTAGCAGACATTGATATATCATTGTTTACCATACCAAAGGAGAAGTAGGATGAAGTGTTGGCATTGTGGAACAGAACTAATCTGGGGCGGGGATCACGATATCAGTGAAGAGTTTAGCGGTGAGTACGTTATGATAACTAATCTATCTTGTCCTGAGTGCAGGACAGAGGTAGATGTATGGCTGCCCGGAGAGCCTTTGGAAGAAACTGAAGACTAGTCAGCCAGTGCTTTCATGCGCTGACACAAACGCTCGGCCCGATTGGTTACTTGACTGTACCATTTCGAGTCTTTCATCTGGGCTGCTGCCTCATTCCACCGCCGTGCATCGACGGCTTCCTTCATTTTTTTGAACTTGGACAGCCTCGGAAGCCCCATATTGAACATCATGTTGGCAATGATCAATTGTGCCTCTTCTGGTAAGGTACTGAAATCATTGTATAATTTTCCGCAATCTGAGGCTGTTCGTAACAAATCGTCGCGTAATAGTACTCTCACGCGCTCGAGAGAGACCTTTGTGCCCACTGGTTTGCCATATTCCTCGTCATTTTCGGTGATCAGGTGCCCAACACCCACGGTTGGAAAGCCAAGATGGTCAAGATAGACTTCGAGAACGCAGCCCTCGTCGGCTTCGATCTCAGCTGACAGCTGTTCTAAATTCATTGTTAGGTCCTCTGTGCGATTTGTAGGTTCTTCATAATCGAAATAGGATTAGAGCCCAGTAAAGCAGGATTAGGTGTAGCTTGGGCCAGCTGTGAAGGTGGCGCTGCTGTAGGCGCTTGTGAAAGATTTATTGTTGGTATGTTGTCACTTGGTATGTTTATTGTTGGTATGTTGTCACTTGGTATGTTTATTGTTGGAATATCTTTAGTTGGCTCTTCTTCTTCCATAACACCTAAGTCAATACCCTGAAACTCTCTTTGAATGTCACGGAAAGCGTCAAAGGGTGGACGTTCAACCAACCTGCGCTCACCTTTGATGTTCATATCACGGTTTATATCTCGCATAATGTTTTGTGTGTTGAACGTAACAGGAGCAAACTTACCTTGAAGTAAAAGAGAAATCTCCTTGTTACCCATACGTCCTTCTTTTTTAAGCTGCTGTCTAATAATTCTGTCTGCTTTGTCTCTTGGTAGCAGACGACGAAATGCTTGAATTTGTGTGTACAGTGAACTCATTGACCGATACTTGTCTTCATTTGCTTTTTGAAAAGCTGCTACCATATCAGCTTCGGTGCTGTCGTTTGCTTTAACAACTGAATTGAATACTGAGCTTACTCGCCCACGACTGTTTGCAAAGTCTAATCCTGCAAACTTAATTGACTCAGGTATATCCATTTTTTGTGCTCGAAGACCTGTCAGGTAGGCAACAGCTTCTTCGTATACATCAAACTCTTGCCCTCTTGGACCGGGCATACCCGTAATAGCACGATATACTCTGCCCGGGACAAACTCTCCGCGTCTTTCTTTAACAAATAAATCTTCAACTAGTCCCGGAACCAGACCACCTAAAATGTGGTTGATAGATTTTGTAAAAGCATCCCCTGAAGCTATGTCTTCCTCAGTATAGATTCGTGAGCCTGTTGTTGTACGTCCTGCTCTGCCCCCTATGCCAAAAGTAAATTCACTTCCTGATGGCATAACATCAATGATTCTTTCCGCCATCAATGATTCGCTGCCGAAAGGTTCGATAAAAGTTTTAAAGCCTTCCCATATCCCAGCGCCCACACGAGCAGCTTCGCTATCCGTAAGCTCTCCCTTCTCTGCGTATATCTGCATAGCAGCTTTCGCCGGAGCAAGTGCAAAGTCGTATGGATTCATATAGCTGAAATCAACAAACTCAATCTCACCTTTGTTGTTTGGCCTCGATAGTGGAATAAGGTCATGGCCTTTCAAGAAGTCAGGAGCTATTTTTTGCATAGCCGCCATATCTTCTTCTGTGTACTCAAGCGCTGTCATAGCCGCTGCCTTAGTAGCATCTGGTAGCACCATAGCAGAAGCGATATATCCAGAAACGCGCTGACCACCAATTCCTCTTATTTGTCTTTGCAGCTCTTTTGCAGACTGAAGCGCGGATGCTTGTATTTGTTCTGTGGTCATCTGAGGGTTTCTTACCCCAATCCGATTCGCGAGTTCCGCAACAACTTCATCGCTGACCTTGAACGTCATTTCTCGCATACCTTGCTGCACAATGTTGACACTGTTTCGTAAGATTTCTGCGGGGAAAGCTACAAAGTTACCAGCAATAGGAATACGTCTTATACCCTTAATAATTTTAGGGACACGAGAATAGGTAGGCATTGTTCTTTTAACAATGTCACCTGTGAAGATGTCGAAGAAATCAACCCCGGGAAGCAGGTCTGTTTCCTGCCGAGGAAGTGTGCTGGTTTCTCGTCTTGCCACTCCTGAGTTGACTAAGTTAGCACGGAGTGCATTAGCTAGTGGGTTGTTTGGGTCAAAGGCTGAATCAAAACCAACTCCTGCTTTTTTCAAAGCAGCAGAATACTTTGCGCGTTCCGCCATAAATCCAAGTACTTTATAAAAGGTATCGGTGCCGCCGTATATCGCTTGAAGCTGTTTTAGCACAGGCGCTTTATTCATGAGCTGTTGTATCGCTTGCGCGGACTTACCTGCATACTTAGCTTCGGAAGCTTCTTTTAACAGTAGTTGAAATTCGTTCAGCTGAATGTTCTGATCCCTGATACCAATTAAACCGATCTTATCGTAGAACTCTTTAAACTCTTTTTTGTTTAAGTTTGCTACTTTACCAAACGTCAGTGCAGCACCTTCAGAAAAGTCTAAGTTACGCATCAAGTTACCGTTGGCTAGTAACATAAAGTTACCACTAACAAAGTTACGAACTTGAGCTAGTGCATCAAGAACGGTTTGTGAAATCTGTCCCAAGCCTTTAACCTGAAGCGCGGCAGAGTATAAAGAGGACAGCACAGGCATAGTGTTTCTATTTGCAGCAGCAATCGAGTGATATATTTCAGGCGAGACTACATACCCTGTCATAGAGCCAAAACGTCCACCGAAAGTAGAGGCACTTTCTTTTATAAGAACTTCGCCTGTTTCCTCACTTACTTTTTGTATTGTCTCGGGGGCTAGGTATTTATAACCAATTGAATCTGCGAACTCACTGACTTGATCGCCTGTCATATTTCCGGGCATTTTTATGGCAAGCGGTCTACCACCGTTAGTTATCATCTGCCTAGCTGTGTTAAAGTCCACACCAAAGGATCTTACAGCATCATCGTAAAATCTGTTTGACGCATAGGTTTTAGCCATGTCTCCAACAGTTGTAAGGTAGCGAGTTTTTGGGTCGGTGTACTCACCTAAAAGTTTTCGGTAGGCCGGGCTGTCTTCAAGTATGTTCTTTTTTCTTTTAAATAAACCTTCAACTACCGCGTGAAGAGGTCGGTCTCCGTGTTTTCCAAGGCCCAACTGTTTGGCGCCAACAGTCATGCTCTTCGCTTGTTGAGCAGCCAGTCTCTCAACAGGAATACCATAATCCAAAGTTCCTTTCCCGAGACTTGTTCGTATCATTAATTCTGCCTGCTCTCGCGCAACGTCTGGAGCAACGCCGCCCGGAGTAGTTCTGATAAGCATATCCGCAACTTCGGCAACAGCGCTTTGAAAGTTTCTGTTCTCAGCTAAGTTTTGTGGTACCAAAAAGTTAGGGTCAGAATTTTGTGCGTAAACACGGCGAAGATATTTACCCCTGCCTGCGTTCATCTCTTCTATAAGTCTAAGCTTATCTTGAGGTCGAAGGGCCGTGGACCGTTCTATTTGTTTAGTCAGCTCTTCTGTCAAGGCATCGACTTGATTTCGCATCTCATTACCAGCACGGACAACATTTTGTCCGTACATATCGAGAGCTGTGTCATCGCCTTCGAGATAACGAACAAGACGCTCATGACCTTGGCGCACTCCTGCCCTACCTCGACCAAGAAGGCGCTGTCCACCCACAGCTTTTTTCAGGGCTTTTTCAAAAATTTGAAATCGCTTTGTTGCAGACTTTGTTATAGCATCTACAACCGCATCAGCTTCAATGCCTCCCTCGTACAACTTCTCAGGAGCAGTGCCTCTAGACAGAAGAAAGTTTTGCGCCAATGATTTTGTTTTATCTTTAACATCCACAAGTTTTTGAGCGCCGGGTATTCTAGGCACTTGTTGCCCCAGAACATCGAAGCCGTTAACGATCGCAGAGCCTGCTTGCGGGACACCGGGGATGTTTGCTATTTTTCCAGCAACAACTTTAGTAACATCTACTGCTGTTCCTATTCCTCTGCCCGTGGCTCTTGCACCACCAGATATAAAAGGAAAAGCTATTTCGCCGACAGCGCCAAGAACGCCGCCCTCAAAGCCGATCCGTAGTTTGTTTCTGAACTTACGAGCCGCCTCGTCTTGACCGCTAAGACCCGTATCATCTTCCGTTTGAAGAAAGTCCGGCAGCGCATCGAAAGAGTCCGCCATTGTGCCGAACCCTTCTGGAGCAACAATAACGTCAGCAACGCCAGCACCTATACTGGTAAAGGTAGCTTTTTGAACACCGCCAAGCAGCCCGTCAGCGCCAAGTGTTTTTCTACCCAGTCTTGTTTTTCCAAAAGCTTGAGCGGACCGACCTAACGTACTGGTTGCTCGAAGTGTTTGAACACCTCTTGCCGCGTTACTAGCAGTGCCCACCCATCCAGCGACAGGTATTAAGACAGAGCCAAAAGTAACAATGCCTTCTGCTACGTTTCCGGCGGTGCCCTCCGGAGTTAGCCCAAGAAACTCTTTGGTTCCTTGTCCAAGGGCAGCGATGCCTCCCGCAACGTCTGTCTCAAAGCCTAGCTTACCAAGGCCATAGTCAACGCCTATGCCCCCAAGCTCACCGATACCCTGAATAATATTAACGCCGCCAGCGCCGATACCCTGACCAACGTCGCTCAGAACGCTGACCGTCCCCGCACCGATATCGTATGCTGTCCCTAAAATACCGCGACTTGTTTCTTCTTTTTCGGGAAGTTCTATTGTCGGGATTGTCGGAACTGTTATGGTTGGTATGTTTTTAGGAGAAGCCACTATATGCTCCTACTCTTCAGGGCTGTCCCCAACAGGGACAAGTGTGTTTTGTTTTATTATGTACGTTGCGCCACCTACTTTAACTTGATCCCCTTCAGTTAACCCTGCATCGTCAAGCTGACTTTGAATAGCACTTGTTATCTCAATCCCTTGTAGGACAGAGGACTCTTCCTCGTCCAAGGGACCTGTATATTGAGCCACAATCGCTTGTCCCGCAGCTGTCAGCTGCCCTGTCTCGGAATCTATGTATTTGCCCGTGTCAGCGGTGTCAAGGTCTACAACAGCCTGAATAGCCATTGTCCTTAATCTGGACGGGGAGTAATCTTTTAAGTACGGATCATCGAGGAGTTTAGAAAGTATAGGAGCATTTTCTTGCATATGCGCTACAAGCTCATCTCCTCTTAAACCTTTTTGCCAGCCACCCTCAAAGGCAATGGTTGCACCAGTGTTTAGATTGCCTATGATAGCATTTGTTCTAGCCGCTGCTATTTGAGCTTCTGTTCTTTCTTCTTGCGAACGCCTATCATCGTTAGCTATTTCCAGCTGCTGATTTAGTTGAGCAGCAAGCTGAGTTTCTTGAGATGCAATTGTTCTAGCAAGTTTAATTTGTTCAGCTTCATTTTCAATGCGTTGCGTCAAGAAGCCATACCTAGCGTTAAATGCAGTCTTCTTGGCGTCACGGTCTGCCCTGTCCTGCTCTAACAGATAGTTGAACTCAGCGTTAAACTTAGCATCCTTTAGTGCTTGGTCTCGTGTTTTCTCGGTTTCAGTTCTATCTAAGCCAAGCTGAACACCCGCTTTTATCAAGCCTTTTTCTTCATCAGCTATTTCTTTAGCGCCTACACTAAACTGATCTAAGGCAGCCAAGCCTGCTTCCCCCAGCTCTTTACCAGAAGCATACTCTAGTCCTGCTCTCATTACAGCCATATACAAATTCTTTTCTTTAGCGCGAGGATCGATATTGCCTAAATATTTTTGCATTAGGTCGATGCCTTCTTGCACGTTTTCTTCTTCAGTCTTTAAAGGTTTTTGGTCGCCGTAGACTTGTTGGAAAGACTTTTCAACAAGATCTTTATCACTTTTAGCAACAGCAGACTCATAGCCTGAGATCATAGCTTCTTGCTCTTGAGCTGCGTTTTTAAATGGAGAAGTTATGTCAATCTGACCAGCCATTGAATTCTTTAAAAGACGTTCACCCTGTGTTGGCTGTACAGAACCAAAAGGCATATCGATGGGGGCATTCACCATTTCAACATCTTGTGCAATTAAGTTTAACGCTGGGTTTTGTGTCAAATCTACGCTCATCCCAGTCTGCGCTTTAATAGGCTGGTTTTGCGCCATAGCTTTTTGTGCCGCAGTCATCATCGGTACGGACGAAGCTAAGATCCCCTGCGGCTTTCTGCCAGCCATTGGATCGCGGAACATTTTTCTATAAAGTGGGTTCATCATATTAACACACCATCCTAACCAAATAGCTTTCCGAAGCCACCTGCGTAGCCTGCTGCACCAAGACCTGCAATACCAAGTCCAAGAAGCTGTTGTGTTGCGCTTGGTGGAGGTGTTGTTGTAGCCTGATAGGTTTGCTGCAACGCAGGTACACCACGGAAGATGTCTGACAAGAAACCAACCTGCTGGAATGGCAGAGCCTGCTGTGCTAGCAGATTCTGCTGTGCCACGTTCAACTGCTGTTGTTGTTGCTGTTGTTGTAGGCCACCAATGCCGAGCAGAGTATTGATGTCCTGAACACCCATCTGCTGACCAAGCTGACCAAGGCCAGCCATTTGTGCACCAAGTGCACCGCCCAACTGAGCCTGTGCCAGCTGCTGTTGTGCAGCCTGCTGTGCCGCAGCTTGAGCCTGACCGAAGCCAGCGGAGCGAAGTTGTGCACCAGTACGAGCCTGCTGCTCCAATACGCTCCGACCAAGTTCTGCCTGTGCTACACCCTGACGTGCGCCGCCAAAGGCACCAGCACCAACGGCCTGTGCGCCAAGTTGTTGTTCCTGAATCTGCCCTTGTTTAGCAATGTCTTTATACTGCTGCTGAATCACGTCTTCCATATACGGATCCATAAACTGCTGGTAAGAGGTAGGGGTATAGGCTGCCTGCTGGGCGCCAGTGATCCCTTGTCCTACGGCATATGCACCAGACTGCAAGTATGGTGCATATGCACCAACACCTGCTTTTGCAGCCTCAATAGCCTGC